CAACAAAACCGTCCGCCACATTTACAATGTTGCCATCCCTTTGGTATCTTCTACCACTTTGTGGAATCATATTTGGATATGCCATAGTTTTGTTATTTTACTTAATTAAAAAACGACTATCTTATACTAGCTTTAATACTAGTTTCATTTGGTGAATCACCAAACGCTTTAGTCGTTCCTATTTCTGGTTTGACTAGAAAATCTTTACTTTCTACTTCTCTTGCTTTCTTATTCTTAATTAAATTGTTAGCTTTTTCTTTTGTTGTGCTTATTACTTTATTTTTTTTCAATAAAAATACTTTCATATATTTTTTTCCTCTAAAGAGGGGAGTAAGGAAATCACTCCCCTCAATAAATATTTGATTTAAGGAATACCGTTCAAAACCTTCAAAGCTCTTGCTTCTACAACAGTACCAGCAATTCTTTGAACAACACGGATAGCTGTTTCGTCTTTAGTAAATGCCTCTGTAGTATCCGTAGATATTTTCACAGCCATTTGAGACCTATCACCTAACCAGTAAGCGTGTTTGAAATCACCGAAGTAAATTTCAGCTTCGCTTAAGTTATTGTCCTCACGAACTGGATGACCATAGATAGTTGCAGGTTGCCCAGCAGATAGTGGCTCTTGCCATAAATATCTACCGTTAGTATCTGTAATCTTTCTCAACTCACGAATATTACTTCTGTGAACCGTGAATGTAGCATTCTTTTGATACTTTTGTGGTAATAGATAAATTAGATTGATGATGTCATCAAAACTTAAATTACCACCACAAGCGACCGCTTGAATACCAAGTCCACCAGAAGCATAACCAGTAGGTTGAGCAGCACCAGTACCAGCAGTAATAACTCTATCTTCCTCATTTCCCAGAGCTTCTGAGAATAGAGAAATAATAAGTTTTACTACATCAAATGTACCAGCAGCATCAGCGATTAACTCATCAGAAGCATACATGATAGCAGCCATTTTATAAGCTGTTAAAGTAGCTTGTCCGAATCTAGCAGTAGTTGTTGACTTTTCAGCAAGTTCTGCTGTCCAAGTAACCTTTGGTCCACTAATCAAAGTTGGAATATTCATGACATCCCTAGTCATAGGAATTACACGAATTAAACTTCTCATGTGTGGGACGTCTTCAAGGTCTCTGATAATCTCAGCACGGAACTCGTCAGGGAATAGATATCCACCGTCAGCAGCAACGCCTTCTGATAAAGCTTTAAGAACTTCTTTGTCGCTTCTTATTGCAGCTTGGAAAAATCCGATGATTTTTTCATTGGCTGTCATTTCAGAAACGTCTTTCTTCATAAGCTTTTCAAAATCTATAATACCAGCAACTTTCTTTTCAACTTCTTTGACTTCAGGAGTTTCTAGCTTGGATAGTCTTGCTTCAATTCCTTTAACACCTAGCTTTTCAACTACTTTTTCAGCAGCATCATCTAGTGTTTTTTCAAAATCTTCAGCAGGAGCATCTTCAGTAGGAGTCTCTTCAACAGGAGCATCTTCAGCAGGAACTTCCTCTTTAGGAGCTTCCTCAACTGGAGCTTCTTCCTCTTTAAGAACTTCTACCTCTTCTAGATTCTTCTCGTCAATTGAATAAGTTTTATCACCAATTTTTATAACTTTTTTGCCCATATGATTATTTTCTATTTAGTTTATTAAGCGCAAAGTTTGTATTCTTTGCAATTTTTTTCAAAACTTGTAGTACAACAGCATCAACTTCAACCGATGCGCTTTTAACTACTTCTTTTGGTTCTCGACTTTTAACTTCGTCATCTTCCTTAGCTTTTTCTGGAGGTGTTATAGTGATGTCGCCTACAGGTTCCTCACTAGCTTCTAACAATTTATCCAGAGCTATGACTGCGTTATTTAAAGCACTTACTGCGCTTTTAATTATTTTTCTATTTTTAGTTGATATTACACGACCAGATTTTTCTTCAGGTTCGTCTACTAGTTCAACAGTTTCTATTTCAATTTCATCATCACCCTTTTTATCATCATCTTCCTCATCTTTGTCAGAACATTTTTCATCGCACATATCATTTGCTATTGCGACTGCTTGGTCTTGTTCCATATCTGGGTCATCTTTAAGTATTTCAGGAATTTTACGAGTAACACATTCTTCTTTGCTCTCATCATCTTGTCTACATTCTGGGCTTTTTTTAGCCTTTTCTTCAACTTCTTCAATATCCTTTTCTTCAACAACATCTTCTTCTTTTTCTTCTACGATTTCTTCTGGTTCTTCTATTTCTGCAACTTCATCCTTTGGTAATGCTTCTGTATTATCTGCACCAGTACCACAACAACCTTTTTCCTTCATCCAGTCAGCAATTCTATTACTTAAATCTTTTTCCTCTGACTCAGTTAATTGATTAGCATCACTCTCTAAACCTTTCATTAAAGATAATGCCTTTGGATTAGCTGGAACTGCAACAGCAGATACTTCTAACAATTCGTTAGTTTCACTTTTAGAATATTCACTAGGTATAAATCCAACACTCCACGCTTTAAGCATTGCAGGTTGAGATGTATACATTGATTTAATTCCTCTTGCCAATTCTGTGAACTCGTGGAATAACGGTTCAAATAATAATTTTTTACCTTCAACTCTAATATTTGTAGCTATACCAATATTGTATTGAGGGCTATAATCATGTCCAGCTTGTAATACTGGATTCTTTTTAAAATCTTTTAAGTTCCAATCTGCTACCTTTAGGCTATCTCCAACCCTATCAGTAGTCTCATCGGAAGCTATAACAGTCATTTTTCCATCAATGATTTCTGTTAATGCTTCTATATTTTTTTTCTTCATAGTTGTATGAATTATTTAATTAGTAGCCTTCAGGCTTATTCTTATATATAAAATTATTTACTTTTTTTATTTTGCATTCCTTTACCACCTATAAATACAGGAGCTAGTGTGCATCTACAATTTCCACACCAAACACATTTACCATTTTTTCTAACATATAAGGTATGATTTTTTTCAAGTTCAACGCAATAAACAATATCATTGTAGTTTATCTCTTTAACTTTCATACTACTCAAAGTTGCTCCTTGTGAATAACATTCTCTCACTATCCATATATTATGATTTCCAACATAAGTACCATTTTTATGTTTCACTGATTTACCTTTATTCTTTTGTAATTTATATGATGGTCTTTTTCCAACCTTTAACATCAATTCACCTAAATCATCTGCCATTCTTTTTGAAGAAGTAAAATAAATACGTCCTTCTCTAAATTCTCCACCCTTCCATTTCGTTTCTTTTATAGTTGAACCATCTCCAAGTCTAAAAGCATCTAAAAATATTCTTATATATTTTGTATCTAATTTTTTAATTTCTTCTGGTATATATTTTTCGTAAGATTTACCAAACTTAAATAGATATTCACCCAAATCATTATCTGATATATAAACAGCAGCTTTGCCTATATTTAATTTATATGGAAGATTAGATAAATCGTTTATCAATTCATCTTTATATTTCTGTTGTGATATTGATATTTGATATTTATCTCCTCTTTTTGTTACACTACCCTCTGATAAAAACCAACCCATTAACTTACAATAGTCTTCCGTTTCAATAACGCTCTTACCTATCTTTATACTCTTTATGTTTTTACCTTGCCATTTTGACGAACGATAAAATCTAGCCTCTGGTGGTAATTTTTTAGCATCTATAAATTCATAATCACTCCTACCCATTCTTCTGTCCCATCTTTTTTGATAAAATATTTGATGCTCTGGGGTTACTTCTAAATCGAAATTTCTTGATTTGAAAGAAATTAACTTATCCTGATTATGACTAACTAAATTTTTAACCTTTACCCATTCAAGATTAAATGTTTTAGGATTAAGTGATAAAACTTTATCACCTATCTTAATATCCTTTATTAACTTAAAACCATCTTTAGTATATGTTTCAGTATCTTTGTGATAAGAATTTGGATGTAACGGTGGATATTCTGTACTACCATAAGTAGAAGTCATTGTGCCACCATCAGTACCAGTAACAGTTCCACCCTCTTTAACAAAGTCAGCATCTAAATCTACAATAGTACCGTCCATTGATAAACAAAATTGACATGCATCTGGGTCAATAACCCATTCCTTTGCTTTAACTACGCCAGATTCTTTAAATGCTCTTTGGTTTGCAGCTTCATTAAATCTAATAGTTTCAGTTCTAGCTATACGTTCTGCATTAACTTGTTTTTCAACATCAAATAAATTATTTATTCTCTTTTTAATTTGTGGTATTGATTCATCAGCAGCAAGTCCTTCTGATACAGTATTTTTAATAGCTGCATTAGTTGTCTCTGTTGCAGAGTTTGAGAATTTTCTTGTATTTGCTTTTAATAACTTCTGCACTTCCTCAGTTGTCGTATCCATAACCATATCAACGCCTAGAAATGTAAATGTTTCATCAGCAGATTCTTTAAACAATTCTTCAAGTAATGGCATAACAAGAGCAATTGTCACAACGGCCTCTTCTGTTTTACTTAATTGTAGTTCAGATATATCTGCACTAGCTTTTATAGCCTTCAATGAATCAAGTTTCTTTAATGTTTTTACTCTTTGTTGTTCATATACATCTCTTTGCTTTTTAGCTACTGGCTTTATAAATCGTCTTGATAGTGCATCTTTCTTTTCCCAAAAACGATTTTTCTTTTCTTTTGACCATTTAACAAGTACAGCTTTTGTATTATAAAATTCCTCTCTTAATTTTTCTTTTATTTCATCCTTTAATTGCTTTTTAACTTCCTTTATTTTTTGGTCAAGCTTACGTTTTTCAGGATTTCTAGAATTCAATTGATTATGTCTTTCACTTGACAGTCTACTTTTAATTTTATTTATAACCTTTAAAGCAACAACTCCTTTTTCTGGTTGTATATCTTCATCGCTATTAGTAGTACCCATTGGAATAAGATTTATTGGTTTATAAATAACATCACCACCATCAACTTCTGGTAAACCTTCAGCCTCACGAATCTCATTTGTTGTAAGCCATTTATCAATACCCTTTTCATAATTTTGTAATTTAATAGCCTCATCTTCTGGTATTGGATTAACAAAATCTAAAAACATATCTTCAGCACCAGTAAACATAGGAACATAGAACTCATTTAATTGTTCTATAATCCTTTCCATCTTTGGCTCGATTGTCCAACGTGCAAAAGTATAACTTGCAGCTTTAGCAGATGCGAAATTAACACCTTCTGTTTGAGCAACAACAGCTTTTGGCACACGGAATATTCCTAATATCTTATCTCTTGTAAATTTCTGTTGTTCCAAGAAATCCATATCTTTTCTATTTACAGCAAACTGTTCAAACTTCATCTTGCCAAATAAAACCATCATTTGTTGAGCCTTATCTACACCTTTATATTGACTAGTAATACTATTTTTGAGAACATTCTTTTGTTCTTCATCCATCTGGTCCATTTCATCAACTGTCAATATAGCATCTGGTCTTGCAGAATTTTTAAAGAAATTTTTATTCCATTCCTCAGAATAATTATCTACATCAACAGAACGAGAAGCAGCTTCAAGTGTGCCTAATCCTCTAAATGGATTTGCTGGATTTGGAAATTTTAAAAATATAATATTTTCTTTTGGTATATCTACTTTTCTACCTAAACCAACATCGTATTTATATCCACTAATAATCTTCTCCTTATCTGCTACTGGCGTAAGTTTGCTTGGATTCAAGAAAAAAATACCAGTAATTCCGTCCTTGTCTTTCTCAAGATACCAAGGAGCTTCACCAGTAAGTTCTAAATATGACGAAGTTAACCAAAAATGGTCAAACTTTGTCGTAAAATCATTAACTTTATATAAAACGTCTAAAATTGGGCTATCTTTAACCTCTTCAACGTCATCACCAGTTCTTTTGTACAATTTTATTTCTATTTGTGCTATTTCGTCAGCAATTGCAGACACACAGGCAAATACCCAGCCTCTCATTTCTTCCAATAACACTCTACTCTTTGTATATCCCAGGTTGTATTGATTACTTGCATACAATTCCATTCCTGCTGGATTTCTTTTCTTTGCTTCCTTTTTTCCACCAAATGCATTAAAAAGATTTTTAAAATATCCTGCCATATTATAATAAATAAATAATAAAAAAACGCCTAAATTTACAATAATTCGATTCGTAAATCTTAGACGTTATTGAACTTCAGCTTCGTAAAGCCGAGAACACCCTATTTCGTAAAATAGAGTTGTTCGCCTATATTTTTATTTAACTGTATACAGTATAACACATCTAATTTTTTTTGTCAATACTATTATGTCTTATTTAATGTATTTTTTATATTATCTTTGTTCATTAACATTAAAACGTCACCCCTAAACTTAACATTACAGTTTTTACACTTATAGTCCAATTTACTATCAAGATGTGGTTTAGTAGTTTTCGTTATTATATGATTGCATCTTTTTCTTGGGCAATACCAAATATAATTTAACTTAGACATCGTTAGCCTCCCTCTTTTGCTCAGTAATTTTGGCAATAAGTGTCGTAAAATCATTAACCGATAATTTAACATCATATTTTTCCTTTAATTCTTTATTTTTTAAAGCTACCTCTTTATTTCTATTTTCAGCATTTATAAACATATCTATATCTTCAGCACTATAAGCTACTGGATAACCCATAGCCCAACTTATATAACTTTTATTCTCACTCTTATATTTCCACGAACCACTATTACTCTTTGGATTTAATACTATATCTACGTTATGTTTTTCCATATCACTTTCAAGTGTTTCCCAATTAAACGCAATTGTTTCATATTCAATCTTTGCATGTCCTGCTGATGGTCTATAATCTTTATCAGATACAACAACTAGTTTTAATCCTTTCTTAATCAGAGAACCTACTGCTGGGTCTAGTATACAAAAATTATGACCATACCCAATCCAAGCAACAGTTTTAGCATCATTTTCGTGAATCTTATTACCTTTAAATTTTGCTAAATCAACTCTATCTGGAATACACACTACTGGCTTATCTGTAAATTTTTTAACAGCATCAGCTAATGCTCCACTTGAACAAGTAACTGCATCAACCTCTTCAATCGTGGCTATTGTTTGATAACCCCAATGTAACCAATCTGCATCACATAAATCAAGTATCTTAATACCGTTAAACATTTTAGCATGTTTAGGATAGTAAACCTTTTGATAAATAATAACATCATACTTAGCGCCATATCTAAATTTTTCAGCATCACGCCAATAATTTAAAAGCCAATTACAACGAATCATAGAACTGCCAGTTCCTTCCATGCCTTGCTTTTTTGCAAATGTAAATATAGCGATTCTGTTTTTATTTTCCATAAATTTATTGATTATTATTTAAAAATTAGTTTTTTATACTTTTTCCATATATTTTCATAAACTATATACCAAAGCGTATGTGCTAACTCAAATCCTATTGTCCAAAATGTTGCCTCTTTTAATTCTCCAAATACTAAAAAAAATAAAAAAAATGTTAACAATAATGCACCTATTCTATATAACGCTGCTTTAAGAATTAACTTTATCATTCTTTTTAATTATTTTATTAACATCAGCATCAATCATTATTTTAACAAGCTCTTTGTATTTAACTTTCGGAAACCACCCTAACTTTTCTCTAGCCTTGTTAGCATTACCACATAATAAATCAACCTCATTTGGTCTAACCTGTCTTTCGTCGAACTTAACATAGTCTTTCCAATCTAATCCAACCAACTTAAACGCCTCTTCACAAAATTCTTTTATTGTATGAGTTTCGCCAGTAGCAAGTATATAATCATCTGGTTTATCTTGTTGTAACATTCGCCACATACCTTCAACATATTCAGGTGCATATCCCCAATCTCGTTTAGCTTCTAAATTTCCCAAATAAAGATATTTTTGTTTATTTCGAAGTATATCATTAACGGCTAACGTAATCTTGCGTGTTACAAAGTTCTTACCCCTACGTGGGCTGTTATGTATTTTAACTAAATTAGCTCCAGTAGTAAATGTTTTAGATTCAGTCTGTATGTCATAAAACCAACCATCTTCTGAATTACTATCAATAATTTTAATTACTTCATTTAAATCTTTTAATAAATGATTACCTTTTTTATTTATTTTATCACCTTTTCTAAATTGACAATAATAATATCTATTTCCATCCCTATATTCACATTTTACTTTAGCTTGTTGGTTATTTATTGAATTAAATAATAAAATAAGACCAAGACATAATGTAGCAGATTTAGTTGTAAAACCCTTATATTTATATATTTCATTTCCACTTTTTCTACCATCTGCATCGTAATAGCCATCTATAAAACATTTTTTAATATTATTATTAGAATTTAATATAAATTTAGGTATTCTTTTTTCGTTACTTCTTTTTGTATATATGTTTTTTCTTAACCATATACCAAAATTTCTATCATTATTTATGTCAAGCTGATATACATCTTTTTTACAATTATCATAACTACCACAACCATAAGTATTTAATCTATAAGACCAACCAAAAATATTACATAATAAATTAGCATAACTAACTAATTCATTTTTATCTACACCAGTTAATCTTATTTTTCCATCTTTTGATATATGACCATCACCAACAACAAAACCAATAAATTTAACTAAATCATTATTATTATTAAGGTTATTGTTTAAACTTGGATATTTAAAATTAAATAATCTATCACCAATATTTACATCTTTTGTTTTTATTTCTTTATTATTTTCATCAAATACAACATGGTCTAATGTTGATTCATAACAAGATTGTCTTGTTTGAATAAGTTTAACCTTTTTGTTAATTTTTTTATAACAAGTACCATTTAATATTTTTGTCCAATCGTTTCCATTCCATATAAATTTATTTTTATATAAATCTATGATACCTTCGTATTTATGTTTATCACTTTTAAATATATCTTCTATTGGCACAACATCAATTTGTTCACTTTCATCTTTAATTATAATTGGACTATTTTTTAAAATACTTTCATGGTTGAATAATATCCCACAACTAATAAACATATCATATGCTTGACGATATACTTTACATAATTGATGGGCATATAATTTTGCGACACCATAAGGACTAACTGGGTCAATTATTGTATTTTCATTTTGTGGTGAAGTGTCTGGTGTTCCCCTAAATAGTTCAGACGTTGAAGCTTGATAAATCTTACAGTCCAATCCAAGCATTCTAACAGCTTCTAATATATTTAATATTCCAAGTCCAGTTGTTTGTGCTGTATAGTATGGTATTTCATAGGATACTGCTACATGGCTTTGTGCTCCTAAATTATAAATTTCATCTGGTTTAATCTTTTTAATTAGATTTACAATGGAAACATAATCAGCTAAATCACCGTAATGTAAGAATAGCTTGTACTCATGTTGAAAGTCGCCATATAAATGTTCTATTCTTTGACGGTTAAATGTTGAACACCTACGAACTAAGCCGTGTACTTCGTATCCCTTTGCTAATAATAGTTCAGTTAGATATGAACCGTCTTGTCATTGACCAGTAATGCCTGTAATAAGAGCTTTTTTTCTCCTATTAAACATTACTGGCGAGTTTTTTCCTTTCATTTTCATATATTTATTTTTGGAAATAATTTATCTACTTTTCTTGCTTGTTTAAATGTCATTATTCTTATTTCAGTTTCATCGTCAAATATTATACTACTTGGCTGATTCCCATGTCCACAACAACAAGCAATAGTTGTTTTATATTTTTTATTTAGTAATTTAACTAAATCATAAATACAGCTATCTATATCTCTAATTCTGCCATTTATTTTTAATTGTTTTGTATTTCCCCATTTACACATTAGTATTGTCTGCTATTTTGGTCTCTTATTATTCTACCTAACTCTTCTGATATCGCCATAATAAGCAATGTATGTTTATTTCCTCTTTGCATTCCATACTTTCTTCTCAAACTGTTATACCACTCTTTACTACTTTGTGATTCAATCTTCTTTTTTTTCTTAGTATATTTAATATATTCACTAGCCTTTTTACCACGCCACTTACCAGTTCTTGCTACCGTTCTGTTATACTGAGAAGAACATTTTAATGCCTTATCTCTTGTTTTATGTATTGCCATTATTTTATTGCTTCTACTGTTAAATTATATTTCTCATTATGATAGCTATATTCTGGTTGATTTACCTTCTTTATATATTTAAACCCAGCAGATTCTAACCATCTTCTTAATAACCAAAAATCAAACTGATAACGTAAGCCTAGTCCATCATCTACATTATTACCAAATAAGCTACGTATAACCTTACTTGAATTTTGTTTGTCATTTATATAATCATTAACTTGTATTTCAAAGTCAGTAGTTTCAATAATTATTTTCCCACCCTCTTTAAGAAAGGTGTGCCATAATTTTAACGTAGCTAACATTTTATTTTCTGGAACACACATTAAGCTATGCGATGAATATATCTCATCAACAGTACCATGTTCAACAAAGTTAACAGCTAAATTTAATAAACTTGTTATATCGTCATTTACATCAGCCTTGTTATTATATAAATCTATATTGATATAACCATCTAAATAATGTTCTCCACAACCCAAATTTAATTTAGTCATAATCTTACTTTTAATTCTTTATGTATGTTAATATCTACTGGAAATAATATCTTATATTCAACACCAAGAAAGTCTGTTAACTGTCCACACGTTTCTGGTCTTAACGATTGTATCTCTTTTCCAAATGTAACTTCCTCGTGCGTTAGTTCCATATATCTAAACTTACTAAATATCTCACCCTTCTCATGCATATGTCTTCTTACTTTTTTACAATGCTTTTTTACATTAGATAAAACAAACTGTTTCTTATCATCAATTATTGGCTGAAAAAATGTTCTTGCTGGGTCTCGTAAATAATGAATCACTTTAACATCATTCTCTATCGCATATCTTAAAATCTCTTCCTTATATATATCAAAATGATTATACTTTAAATCAAATCCAACAACTTTTTTATCTACATCAAGTTTTTTATCAAGATATTGTTTCACACTACCAAGACTTCTATCATAAACCTCCCAATCGTGCTTAGAATTTTGTTTACAAAACAATTCATCATAAAATAATATATCTGGATGTGAATTTAAAAAACTTCTAATCATATTAGTTCCACTACCTTGCTGTGACAACAGTATTACTTTATTTTTTTTAGTAATGTCTGGTAACATATATCCATTATTTTATTTAATTGCTCTTCTTCTGTTGGTATTGTCTTACACTTATATTCCTTTTCCAACGCTTTTAATATTGTATTAACTGATGACTGTGGAACGCTCTTACCTCTTGGGATTATCAATTCTTTATTTACATAAGTATCAAACTGATGCCAATAACCTATAACCACATTACAACCTAATTTTAAACCCTCAATTATAGTCCCACAACCACCATATAAATATGGACAGAATAATACCTTTGACCTGTTTAACTCATCCATCAATTTATCGTGTGGTATAAAATTAACCTTACCACCACTATAACCTATTGTAGATATCTCATGTTCAATATTCTTGTTGTTAGACATATTCAGTTCAACTCTATCGAGTAACCTACCATTTTTATTTGGTCTGCCCCATTTAGCAGCGTAAGATATTATCCTATCTTCTTTTTGGTCAAATGGTATTGGTTTAGGTAAATCAGTAAATGCCATTGACACTCTTTCTATTTTCTTGCCAAATAATGTTTCAGCAAAATCTACTTCTTTATTGTCCCAGTTAATAATTGCAGTTGCGTGGTCTATTGCTCTTTTTTCTATTTCATATAAAAGGTACTCTCTACCATTCTTTAACATAACCTCTAATTCTTCACGACTATATTTTAACAAGTCTTTATATCCATATCTTTGGTTTTCTATAAGTAAATTTATACTAAAGAACGTACCCATATCATAAACTACTTTATCATGGTAATCTATAATTATATCTCCCATTATTGGACCAACTACATAAACTACATCTGGCTCAAATTCTTTTATCTTCTTCTTTAATACAACTTCAAAGTCATATCTATCAATCAATGTAAATTTATTTATCTTTATTGTTAAGACTTCTAATGTGCATCTCTCACTCATTAACTCAATCTGTCTTTTTATTCTTGTATTCCAACCACCTAAATCTTTCCCATATGAATGTAATAATAATATTTTCATTGAAACTTAAATCCCTTCGTAGTACCAAATTCTTTATGGTATTTAATTACTTGCTCTAATAAACTACGCCAATCATTTTCAAAGCGTTCTTTTTTAAATAATTTTTTAGCTGTTTCTTTCCCAGATTGTCCTATCTTAATCGCCTCATCATAATTATTTAATAATCCCTTAATAACATCAACTACAAAGTCTGGATTTCTTTTTGTAACAATTGAATTTTCACCTGTTACTAAAAACTCTTCAGCGTCTTGATTTGCTGTACTTATAACACAACAACCAGATAACATAGCCTCTGTTCTTGCTCTTGGCATAGGACTTTCATTTGTAGGATTAAAATATATTAAACTTCTACCTAAAAAATCCCTATACTCATCCCAAGTTTTAAATCGTGCATCAACTGTAATGTGACAATGGTATATATCCTCTTCAAGTAATCTTTCTCTGACTGCTGATAAAAACATTCTATCATAATACTTATCAAGTCCAGCAGGTCCAATCATAGTTATAACTCTTGGTTCTTTTGGTAAATCCCACCATTCATCTGGGTCTATTCCATGCCAAAATGGAATACCTCTACCCCATTGTCTTGCTGCTGTTTTAGAATTAGTTATCATTACATTGTCACCAATAACTTTTTTACACATATCTATTAAATAACCTGACATACCAATCTGGTCTTCGGTGTAGCCCTTTTCTTTGTAATTTTCCTTTGTAATATCTGACGGAAATTCCTCTGGATAATAAGGAGTGCCATGCATAATAACAATTTTAGGTATATCTTGTATAACCTCATTAAGTTCTCTATAAAGCGAACCTTTACCATGATTCCATATACCATCACCAAAACATTGCTGGTCAACATGCAATAATGCAACATCATACTTACCCTTATCGTAATCTACTACCCATTCTATTCCATAGTCTTTAGCGTAGTCATTTCTTGGTCCAATGGAATAGGTACGTCTACATTGCTCAAGCCAAGACCATTTCGTGTTTGGTATTTGAACTAACGAATACTGATGGGCAACGTGCCAGTTACCACGGATGATTAAAAACTCTAATCATCTCATCTTTAGAGCCTTCAACCATCCGATTTTTTTCTCCTTCATTATGATTTCCCATGAAAACATTTAATTAAATTATTAAAATAATCTTGTTATTAAATTTTGGGGGTACTCACTTTACGTTTTCCCCCCTTTGAACCATATTGCATTTGATGCTAATTAGGTTACTTCGATAGTCGCTCCTTTCTTATTACTGTTGATGCATTGTACAAACTCTCAATAGTTCCAGCATCAGACCAGAACCCATCAAGCAATCTGTATTTCATTTGACCGTTTTTGATGTACCAATTATTAACATCGGTAATCTCAAGCTCACCTCTGTCAGATTTCTCTTGAAGGTCAATGACGTGCCACACACTTGAATTGTAAAAATATAAACCAGTTACAGCTAAATCTGTTTCAGGTTCACTTGGCTTTTCTACAATTTTGTCAATGTAGTTTATGTTCTTTGTATCAAGCGTGGCAACACCAAATCTTTCTGGGTGTTCAACTCTCTTTAAGAACACCATCGCATCCTTGTAGTCTTTTTTATAATGCTCAATATATTCGCTAATATTATCAGTAAATATATTGTCACCCAATATGACAACCATTGGGCTTTTGCCAACATAATCTCTACAAAGAGATAATGCTTCGGCAATACCACCTGCTCCACTTTGTGTTTTATACACAAAATGTGCATCAAACTCTTCACCGTTACCAAGTAAATCGATGAAATCTCCTGCACTTTCGCTCCCAGTAATAATCATAATGTCTTTAATGCCAGCATTAACTAATGTGTTAATGGGGTAATAAATCATTGGCTTATCATATACTGGGAGTAAATGTTTGTTCGTTACTTTGGTCATTGGCATTAAGCGAGTGCCAAAACCACCTGCTAATATTATACCTTTCATTTCTGTTTCCTTTTTTTTATTTGTCATTGTTTTGATTTATATTTATGTGTTGTTTCATTGTTTTAAT